AAGCTCCTGCTCCATCTTAGCACGCTCGAGTTCAAGCTCCTGCTCCATCTCTTCGCGCTTCATCTGGAGCTCCATCTCCATCTTCTCCCGCTCCATCTGGAGCTCCGCCTCAGGGCCGCCGGCGACTTCGTTCTGGGCCATGGCCAGCTCGCGCTGGGTCTTAGCCACCTTAAGCTTAGCCTCGGCACCCTTGGACTGCGCGTCCGCCTCCTTGGTCGCGACTTCCGCCATCAGGGCGCGCTGCTGCAACTCCTTCTGCATCTGGGCCTCGGGCGATTCCTGATCACCTTCCAGGGCCTGGACGATAGCCGCCTTATCACGCAAGCGGCTCGATTGGAGGATAAAGCGGTCTGGGATCGGAATCCCAACCTCCGTGCGCAGGGCCACGGCCTGGTCAAACTGGGAATCTTCGAACGTATCGCGCTCGGGCTGCGTAGTGGAGATAACCCCGTACTCACCCAAAGTAAGGTCGTTGATAATGGCCCCCTCTGGGGTCACCTGGTTAACCTTGAAACTCTCGGACTGCCGGGTCAGGCGATCAGTAGTAATTACCACCAGGCGCTCTTCCGTGTAGTACTCCTGGATCATGTCTAGGACATTCCGAGCCAGGATGTGGTCCGTGCGGTTGAGGTTATCCATCACCTTGACGGTGTTCGTCGAGCCGGAGGCCTTGTTCTGCTGAACGGCCTTAGCCGAAACGTCCTCGCGGGCGAAGCCCATCTGGTAGTCCGAGACGCCGGAGATCGTCTTGATGTGCTCCTCAGCCTTGTAAGAGATCCGATCCAGGCCGGTCGGTACCTGGTTGGGCTGGATCTTCTCGGCGCTGTCCATGTCGTCCAGCTCGAGCACGATGCCGGTACTGGAGCCGCGCTGCTCCAACTCGCCGGTGGTCATGTTCGTCAGGGCGCCCTTCTTGATCTTCCAGCCGCTATTGGCGGTGGTGTTGCTCACGTGAAGTTCCTGGCTGGAGACCTTGTTCAGTAGTTCCTGCGGGCTGATGAGGTTCTCCACCAGGCCAATCGTGCGGCCGCGGCGGAAGTAGGGGAAGTAAGGGATGATCGTGAAGTGCTTGTACGGGCTCCAGTCGTCGTGGAGAACCACATTGTCGGCCACCACGCACCAGCGGATCCGGTTGACGAGGCGCTTGATGATCGCCAGGCCCGGGTTCTTGGCCAGGTGATCCACGACCATGGCCTGGTCCCAGGAAGTCGGTACCTGGCGGGTGTCGCCGGTGGCCAAGTCGACGAAGTGGTCCATGCGGTCAAGCTTCTTGTACTGCCGCTCAATCACGCGGATCGAGCGCATTGAGCCCGATAGCGGCCCAATGCCAAAGCTTGTGAACACCTCGCGTGGGTTACCGAAGCGCTCGCGGTCGTCGAACGAGTCCATGGCGTAAGGGGCCATGAACCCGGACTGGAACCGATTACGCAAGATGTCCGCGTCCGCCTTCGAATACAGCAGCTCGATCTCGTCGGCGCTCATCCAGCGGGTGGTCACCACGTCCGTCCAGGTGTCGGGGTCGTAGTTGTCCGCGTCCGCGTCCGGCATCACGTTGCGGGGGTTCAGCAGGTTGAGGCGAATCTCTCCGCGCAGACTGTCGGAGAAGTCCAGGCGGGCGTCTATATAGCCGCGCCCGGTGATGATGCCGTCACAGAACAGGTCCGAGCGCTGCCAGGCTAGCTGGTTATTGTCCGAGATCTGCATGAAGACCTTAGTCAGCGCGTCGGCAACCTCCGACGTCGCACCCTCGTTCCGGGGGCGGAACGAGATGTCTGTACGATTGAAGATCTGCTCACCTAGGACGTTGCTGACTGTCCGCAGGATTTGGTTGATTGTCAGCGCGGGGCGGCGCTGGGCGCGCAAGAGAGCCAAGTCCCTGGGGTCCCACTGGCAACCAGCGAAGAAGTCCTCACAGCGCTTTGCCAGGTCCATATACTGCCGATGGCCGTTATCGCGGAGGTAAATAAACCGCTGCCAGGTTTCCTCGGCTACGCTTGCGTTAATTGGCATTACGCAATGCCCCGGATTCGCTCGGCCAGCTGCTCCAGGGCAAAGGCCAGGTCGTTATGGGACCCATCAACATCCACACGGACAGCTACGCCGCGGGGCTCGCCCGAGTCGTCGTAAAGCCGTGCGCCAATGCCGATCAAATTGCCCATATCGCAGTAATCCACGGAAATAAGGAAGTTCTTACCCGTAACTTGATTCATTTTAGTTGATTTCCACCAATCCGTTGGGATTTTCTTCTTCGTCGACCAAGTGGCACCGGTGGCGGCCGGTCTGGTCGTCGGCCCAGTCCGCCATCATTTCAAACGTTTTTGGGATCCAGTTCTTCGTTACTTCGCTAACCAACACCCGCGAAATCAGTACGTGCCCACATTGCAGCGGGATAACCATCTCTAGGTAAGACCCCCGCTTGACACCCATTCTCTTCGCCTCAGGCCGCCATAAACGACCCATCTGAACTACCGCCTTCCAATTTCCAGAGGTCATCTTTCCAGGACTTGATTCGGGCCTCCGGCTCTTGGGTCGGCGGTGCCTTCCCCATCGCCGTGCGCACGGCCCAAGCCAGGGCGTCGACCACGTCGTCGTGCGCTCCCGCCGGGAACCGCAGCAGCTCCATCCGAGCTTGTCCGTACCAGGGGGCGTCCTGGGGGAACAGCACTCGTCCGTGCTGCATGCGGCCCTGTAAGGGGCGCGCACGTGCAAGTTTATCAGTAAATGGCTTTAAGACCTCGTAAACAGGGTACTGGCGGCGCTCGCCCATCCGTTTTAGCAACAGGGGGCTCAGCGCGCGGAAAATCTGACCGTCTTCGAACCCGACCCGATAGTCTGTATTGAGGAAATGACTCCAGCGCTCGGCGCAGTCCAAAATCTCCTCGATGATGCGGAAAGCGTCACCGCGAAAACGGACGACCTCGGCGACGTAGAGGGTGTCGTTGTGGTCCTGCAGGATCGTCGCCCCCACGTTCCAGTCATTGTGGGTCTTCTCGCCGATGGCGAAGTCCCAGGCGGTGTAGATCCGCATGCCGCGGGGGTCTGGGACCGACTGGATTTCCCGGAAGTACTCCTTCTGGAAGTACATGCCCTCATCAGGGACCGGGTTCTGCTGGTACAGCGCGGACCAGACACGCGGCTGGAGGTTCGCCTGGTACCGCTTCAGTGCCGGGGTGTCGAACCGTTCCGCATGTAGCGGGTCTCCCGGCTCGCGCAATAGATCCACGCGCATAATCTCGTCACTGGGGGTGTTGGCCTGGGTGTGGACCTCATCCTCCTGCAGCGGCTCAGGGCTGCGTACGATCTCCATCGACGGCCACACCCGGTACTCGTACGTCTCGGCCAAGGCCGGGTACTTCACTACTTCGTACTGGTCCGCTTCCGGGATCGCCCGCATCTTCGCCTGCAGCCGCCCGGCCAGGTCGTCGTCATTCCACCAAGTCTCGATGAACAGGATCCCACCGCCGGGTGCCAGGCGGGTGTAGGCCGTGGTCTCAAACCAGTCCTCTAGCAGCTGGCGCCGATCTGCGCTGTCAGCCTCCTCCTGGTTCTTCAGGGGGTCGTCGATGATCAGCGCGTGGGCGCCCTTGCCCGTGATACCGCCGCCCACGCCGGCGNCCGCCGCGCGTGGTGCGCCAGGCCTCGACTGCCTTGGACTCCTCGTCCAGGCGGGTCTCGGCAAAAATCCCCTGGTAGACCGGATCACGCAGTACATCACGCACCTTGCGCGAAAAAATCACCGGCAGGTCCATGTTGTACCCGACGTTGATGATCTCGTGCGTAGGATTATGTCCTAGGTGCCAAGCCGGGAACCGGATCGAGGCCAGCTCGCTCTTCCCGTGGCGCGGGGGCATCAGCAACATCAGCCGCGGCGACTTCTTCGCAGCAACCGCCTGGCTGAACCGCTCCAGGCGCCGGCAGATGTCCTCGTGCACCCAGCCGGGCGTGTACGTGGGCAGGGTAGCCTTCGTAAACTGCACCAGCGAGCGCCGTGCCAGCTCGCGCCGTGCCAGCTCGGCCCGGATTAGAGCCTGGCGCGCGACCGGGTCAAGCGGTGGCGGAGTGGGGTCAGCTGCCACGGATATACTCGATCAGCTTCACGGCGCGTGCTCCCGGGCCTGGCTGCAGTAGTAACACTCCGCGTCCGAGCACGTGCACAGGCCCATGTTCTGGCTCAGACCTGAGGTGACCATGCCCGGGGTGGCCTCGTGCAACGCAGACGTGCCTGCGGAGGAGGGGTTCGTAGCGCAGGCGGTGGCGCAGCTGGTGGAGTAACTGGTGTGATATGGCGGCAAGCAGCTAGTGCCGGGTACCGCAGGCACCTGTACGTAGCCATCTAGAGGCTTGGTTTCGGCAAAGGCGCGAAACAATAGATCAAGGGCCAGGGTCATCCCGTCTACGTTCTTGGCTTTCGCCGCCATGTCGTACGCTGCATTGGCCTTGGCGATTATGTCTTCCAGCAGTTTGGCGCGGTCAATCATTTGAGCTCCCGTTTGGGATGGCTGTGAATTCGCCATCAATTACATTGGCCGTTTCGTCGGCCAGTTTCAGCAGGTCTTCGTCCGACATGCTGGTGATTTGATTGAGCAATACCTGCCCATTTACCGAAACTTCGACCTTATGCCGCACTGGCTCGTAATATCCGCAAATTTTGGCCACTTCGCGCCAGCCGGCGACCATGGAGAGGGGGTCTGCCTTGATTCGGGCCAGGTCCACAGCTTCCATCAGGCCATCCACGACGCGCTTTCGGGTCATGCCCAGCGCTTCTTCGTGGGCCTGGCGCTCCTCGGTCATGGCTTTTTGGACGGTGGGGTGGGTATCTAGCTTCTGAATGGCGGTTCGCGGCGAGGAGTAGCCTGCGTCGCGCGCTGCTTGGCTCTTAGACTTCCCATCCCGGGCGACGCCTTCGACATAGGCCCGTTGTTTTTCGTTCAGGCGCTCGTGGTTGGCTTTGGGGCCTAGGGCTCGGATGGCCGGATCCCGCAAACCTGGGCCATTTAGGTTCTCGATCGGCCCATGACCGGGTTTCTTCTTCTCTTGGCGGAGTTTTTCGTACTCGGCGAGGGAATCCTTGATTTTCTTCGACACTTTCGCGTCGACCTTGCCGGGGGCGTCGAAGATTGAGTCAATTTTGCCCGAAGCTAGGGCAGAGCGTGAACGTCGAGGTCCGGCCATTGGGAGAATTTTACGCGAAATTTTTTGAAAACAGCAACTTAGAAGGGGGTGGGGGGGCCTTCGGATCGGGATATGTACACAAAAACGGCTTTCTTAGACATGTTTCCGGGATATGTCGAAAAAATTGCAAAATTTGGTAAGCATCCGCGCTTACCTTCCCCTCCCCTCGCTCCCAGTGACGGGGGCCACTTCGGATTCGGATCTTCGAGTCGAGTCCGGGGCCCCCCTGGGAGCTTAGCGCGCTTGAGTTAAGAGCTACGCTCGCAGGCTCGCGCGCTGGG